AAGTCATACGCCATAGTAGACTCATCAAAACCCATTAGGATTTCGCCTACCAATTAATCACCTACTGCTCCAATGTTAAGAAAGAAGGACTTACTCCTTCTGTTGTTCCTTTTATTGTTGGTAAGTTGTTGTCACCATAAACATTAGGAGGAGATTGAACTGAGTTATTCCATGTTTGTTGGAAGTTTCTAAAGGACTCTCTAACTCTTTTACGGTTCTCTTCTTCTCTTGCTCTACGACTCCAATACGAATCAATCCTTCTTTGTAATAATGTCTCTTCAATATAGTCATTGGCTACTAAATCAAATACTGCTTTCATTATCATAATGCCACCAATAGTACTTATGCCGAATAATAAAGCATGAGCCTCAACACCGTAAGGGAAACCTACTCCATATTGTGCATAAAAGTAGACATTCATTCCACTAACTGCACCTACAAAAAGAATAGTCATGACTAATCTTGTATCAGTATCAATACTTGCCACAAAATCAACTCCACTCTAGGGAGAAAAAGCCAGTTCCAGTTTTAACTGCGTATAGTCCTTTAGCGCAGATACGACCATGCATATCAAATTCACTAGATGTTCCTGCTAATAATACCATTCTGCAAACTTCTACATCACCTGATTCAGACGCATCATCACTATCATAAACTGAAACAGTAAAGGCTGACCCTGAAGTATTAGCCACATGTAAACTATTTAACTTACATCTACCTTTGTATACTAATGTATTTACTGCTAAAACTCCACTACCACTACAACCTATGCAATCACTTCCTTAATATCTTCTGTAAGGCTTTCTTTCTTAGGAGTTGCTATCGCTTTTGCTTTTTTAACAGGTTTTGCTTTCTTTGCTTTCTTTGTTTTTTGAGGAAATAGTATTTTTGTTGCTTGACTACGAGTGTCGCCTTCTTTTAATTCATCACATAATCTAATTAGTTCACTAAATTTATGATTATTTAATCTTGCAATATCTGCTTTGTCCATATCATCAAATGTGCAGATAAAACCATCACTATGTAACATGGTTATGGCATGGTTTAATGGTATTGTTGTTGGGTGGCTAAATCCTACTGGATATATAACTCCACCAATTTTTAAATCTTTAGTCATTTCTTCTTTTTCTAATGATATTTGTGTCATGTGTTTCACCTTTTTTAATAGTGGTAGTATCCCCTACCCCGATAGTTCGGAGTAGAGGGTACTACTTTACGTTTTCACTTTCTAATGAAGTACCTTAAGCACTCTTTAAGTTAGTAATCTTACCTTGTCCCTTAAAGAAAGAACAACATACTTCTGCTATAGTCCTGTACATTGCTTGGTTTCCTAAAGTTCCAACACCGAATGGGTTTCCGTTAGAAATACCGTCTTCGAAGTATTCTGTAGGTTTCAGAACTGATAACCATAGATGGTCTGTATCTAAGATAAAGATATCACTTAGGCCACCTGTTGTACCTGCTGCTGTTGTTGAAGCCATATCCTTACAAGGGATTAATGGTATATCATAGTATGTTGCAACTCTGAAACCAACTTCAGCACCTTTAACTCCACGTACACCATTATGTGTAGGAACAATTTCTTTCCTATCCATAAATCTCTCTTGTGACTGTAATAAGTCAGAGATGTGTTGTATGGTATCGTATCCTGTTAAGATACACTTTGGGTTTCCACCATTTTGACGGATTCTACGAATCATGTCATTTAATAGTGTTAGAGTTAATACTCTAGCAGAACCGCTTCCGTAACTTGCACCGAAGTCAACTTCAGCATCCAAGAAACTTGGTACTAATACTATGTCTTCAATACTGTCAGCGTCACTTGGGCTGTTAGTGTTATCTGCGGCAGCAGTAACTCCTCTGTTATCACCATAAATACCCTTGATTTTTGGGTCAATTGCTACTGTAGTACCACTATTTTCACTGTCTTCTGTTATATTGTTCAAATACATTTGTCCTATTTCAGCAGCACTTGCTACAACTTTATACAAAGATGTATAGTTGTTGTCTACTTCTGTAATACCTGATTGAGAGTAAGATTCAAGAGGCATTAATAGCATCTTGTTCTGTACTTCAGCATGGTGTTTACCCATATCTTCACGAACTATAGCACGTATATCGCCAACACCGTCATCAATAGCAGCCATTTCCATTGCAAGTTCAGAGAACTCAAATTTATGTGCTATTGTTTTAGGGCTTACGAATAGTTTTGTATATTCAGGGGCTAATGCTGGAATACTAGCAAGAGTGGCATTCTCTGCAACTCCACCTATTTCATCCAATCTTGGTGCTGCACTTCCTGCTGCATCTGCTCCAACTGCAAAAGAAGAACCACTACCACCTTGAGGTCGGCTCTTTAGAACTCTCCAACCACTTGATGTATATGGCCTCTTAGCAATCATTGACAAAGCATTAACTTCTTGGTTAAGCATTGACCAAACTTTCTGTCCATAAAGAACGTTGTACAAATCAGTTAATCCTGTTGCACCACTAAAAGCCGTTCCACCGTCATGAGAACCATGTAGTCCTCCTACGATGCCGGCACTCTTCAACAAAGCATTACCACTACCGCCTGTTAAGCCGTATGATGCTGCTTCTAAATCTTTCATTGTTTTTATATATCCACTCATTTCTTCATTCCTCCTTAATTGTATTTCCTTGCTATGTTAGCGATTTCATCCCATGATAAGTTACTTACATCACTTGGAATTTCTATTGATTGAGATTTAATAATCTCGTCATTTCGTGTTGCTAATGATTTGCGTAGGTCTGCAAATTCTTCTTTTAATGCATTTACGTCTGAACGAGCATCGTATGATGCTGCTTCAGCCATAGATTTCTTAACTGTTAATTCAGTTCCTAACCTTGCTTCAAATTGTTTACTTAGAGAATCATATGCAATCTTTTCCATTTTTTCTGCTTTAAATGCTGCATATGCTTTTTCTACATTTTCTGACGTTAGATTAAGAGTTGCAAAATCTGCATTCTCTAATCCTTTAGATACGTTAAGTTGAGTAGGGGTAGCAACGGGGTTTCCATTACTTACTACTTCTTCTCCGGCTTCGTAATCTCTTGTTGAATCTTCATCAAGAGCCTTCTCTTCCATATCTTCATCTAAATCAGTAGGCATTTCATCTAATTCCTCTTCTTCATCAGTGTCCATGTATTCCATAGACTTGGCTTCTTCTAGCGGGGCTTCTTCCTTGTGGATAGAATTAACTTGTTTCATCAAGTCATTCAGTTCCTCAAGTGCTTTTTCCAGTTTTTCACTCATTTTTTTTCCTCCTTTTTCTACATTTTTTTCCATTTTTAAAATGTCGAATCTTGCTTCGGGATTTATCCCTTTTTCACAGATGGTTACTTCATGTAATTCCAACTTTTCTATTTCGTTGTATTCTCCATACTCATCATTAGTCTTCTGTTTCTTAGATATTGCTTGTCCACCAATACTAAAAGAACGAAGAGTTCCTTTTCTAATACCTCTTGAAATTTCCTTTGCCTTTTCTATGTCATCTCTTAATTTAATAACTACATAGAAACCAACATCATCTACTGCGGTCTTATGTAAGACACCATTACTATCTCTATATTTTTCTACTACTTCTCCTACTTGTACATTAGAATGATTAGACATTACATTTCTGTATTTCTTTTCTCCCATGTATTTGTGAACTGCTTCATCTAAAGCCTGTAATGTGATTAAATCATTTTGTTTGTCTACAATTTCTATAGATGCATATCCACCTATAATTAAGTCATCAGACTTTAATATTTTAAAATTATGGGAAGTATCCGCCTTCATTAAAAGGGATTCCGCCATAAGCATTAACTAAGTACCTTCAAACTTTACTATATAAGTTAGTCGGCATTTTTAGATGGAAACTTCAATTTCGAGTATCTATCCTCTTGTATATTCCATAAATTTTCATTATCTTTATTATCTAACATCTCTTGTTTTTTACCAGTCCATGCCATCCATGTATCTTTCTCATCTAATGGTACAACTCTAAGATGCATTCTTGTATCAAATTTATCACCTTCTAACTTATATTCGTGATATCCATCCTTCTGAACTCCTAGTATTAAATCGCCACTGTCTAGTAAATTATCCTCATCAGTATTAGTTGATACTATAGCAGGGAATTTTCCTGACTTACCGAATAGATTGTATACATCTTCTGTGTCTTCTATGTCAATAGTCCATGCTAATTTTTCTTCTTCAATCATCATAACTAAATCTAAGTTACCATCTTCACGTTGATATATTTTAAATTTAGAATCTTTTGGAGTATTCTTTTGTAGGATGTCAATATCTTTTTCTAGAATATCATCTCTTGCTTGAAATTTATTAGGATGTATATATTTGATATCTTCTTGTTTCTTCATCCATGACATTAGTTTATCTTCACGACCATCAAATAACTCTTCAAAATCTTCCCTGTAATGTTTAACTACAAAGTCTAAGATTTTCAAAAAAGGTTTTGGATTTTCTCCATATTCTATCACATCGTTTCTAATAGCCAATCTTAGTTCTGACCTTTTTGTTTTAATAATATTACTAAGTTCATCTTTCCACATATCTATATTGTGTAGTGCATTTTTCTGCATAAGAATATCACCTTCAAAACCGTATATTGTATATCCATCTAAATCTTCTTTTAAAATTATTTCAGCAGTACCATGTATATCATCAGTAACATAATAAGATTTTTTAATACCAGCCTTTTTATTTTTCTCCTTACCTGTTATTGAGTCTGCTAGACCACTACTAACTCTAAATAAACCACCTAATGTTCTACCCGCTACAAACTCTGTAAACTCTGCTAAAGATTTTTTTGTTTTCCCAGCAAGTTGTTCTAAAGTAACAATATTATCTGATTCTGTTACTTCAGGTAATTCAATAACTTTAGCAGAATACAAACTAAAACCATCTTTAGTTTTCTTTACTTCGTCTACCTTTACTCTAATAATATCTCCTATGTTGACACTCTGTTTAGTGTTTAATGCCTTTCCTACAGGAATATATGCTTTATCATCTAAATCTATTGTTTTATATTTTCGAGCATTTTCGGCATTAACTGGGCCAATACCCATTGTATAACTATGTAATCCACTCTTGGTTTTTTTATCATCTAAGACAATAACATCTAAGTCTACAAATTTTTTCCATTTAATCCATTTTGGATTTTTCTTCTTTCCTATAAGATAAGTAGATTCAATGTCTTTGATAACAACTCCCTCTGAGTTTGGTAGTATCATAATATCTTTGGCATAGTGTTCTATTTCTTTTATTGAATCAGCAATACGAGTATCCTTTTTAGATGGGAATGCTAAGTTTTCTGTAGAGTGTTGACTGTATTGATAGAACAACATATTTATTCTTTCACGCAATGGTTCATCTGCAACCATCTTACCTTCATGTTTCATTATATCAAAAACGTGAGCAGATAATCTACCTTTAGTTTCTTTCTTAAATACATGAGAAATAGTATCTGCTCTGTGTAATGGTTCATCCTTCATAAACAAAGTTAGTTCAGCATCTAATATACAATCTCCAAAATTTTTCTTTTTCATTTCTTTTACTTGTTGAGGACACTTATCAGTAATATCTTTTTTATTGTAAGAGTAAATAGTAATAATATCATCAGTTTTATGTATTTGTATTCGCATACCATCATACTTTTCTTGTACTA